TTCGAAGATTCTTTACTCACCTACTGGGGCAGTCTTTACTGTTAGACCAGCAGAAGTAAGAGCAGAACCAATCGTTGCGCCAGAACCTGCAGGAACTACTATTGTGAGCGTTCTAGGAGATTTCTGGATATCCTCAGCATCTCCAGCATAGAAGAATTGAATATCTACAACATCGTAATTAGCTGTAGGATCTACCAGATATTTGGTAGGAACTACATTAGGCCAACCCATATTTCTGTAGATATCACCTCTCTCACCCATGCAGAAGTACTCAAGGTCAGCAATAGTCTTACCATTGGCAGACTCAAGAGCCTCTGTAGAAGGAACTACATCAGCCCAAGGAAGCTCTATACCATCCATAACTACCTTGACGGAACTTACTGTGAATGGAAGAACCTCATAAGCCATTGTACCGAGGTGCCACTCTTGAAGTTGCTCAGCAATTAAGAGGCCAGTATAAGTACCATTTAGGGCTTCCTCTTTCGTAGCAGCAGTAACCTCAACAGGGTCACTAGCGGTCTTTAAGCTAACCTTGTATAAAGGATTGATATCCTTGCTAGCATTCTTAGCCAAAGAGATAGCTAACTTAGCATAGAAAGCTGAAGGCTCTAGAGCGGAAGTAGGATAGACCTCAGCATATTTATAGTAGGTATCTTCCTCGGAAAGACCAACATACTGATAGAATGATACTCTCAGGATGTAGTCATAACCAGCAGGAACCTTGCTATCACTGTTCAGAATCTCGTTATTCACAGTGACCTCATGTACCTTACCAGTTTTGTAGAGTTTAGCAGCAGGAGTAACATTTACCCACTCAACATTGTCTTTAGTGAATCTGTCACTTCTGACAATCTCACCAAGCCCGGTCTTAGCAACTACCACAAAATCATCAGTAGTTGTTTTTAGAAAAATGGACCCAGGGTTAGCTTCAGCTAGAGCAGCTTCAGAGTTTACAACTGTATTCCCCACAAATAGTTGTCTGGCTTGATTAACACTAAAATTTGCCATATGTATTTATAGTTATTTATTTAGTTGCTGTTTCTTGGCCGGAACTCCAAGAAAGTTTTGCTAGGAGTGCCGCCCTATTTACAATCATATTGAATAGTGTACTATTTTCCAGGGCTCCAATAGAAGGTTGTGTTTCTCCTCTTATAGATAAATCATAACTAGTAAGATTCTCTAATATAATAGGAGCAGGTTTTTGAAGGTAGGTAACTCTATAAGTACCTAAAGGTTTACTAGATTTTAAGATAATCTTATCATCAGAATCTAGTCGCAATACTCTTCTACTATTTGCTTTTCTAAATGGATTTTTACTAGTTTTCCAGTATTCATCCCAAGTAGTAGGAACAATCAATAAACTTCCCGATGATTGGTGGCACTTTGACTCTGCTGCATCTGCTTCCTCATATAAGATTGCAAGTACATTCGATTCTTCAGTATATATAGAAGATACTGGAATCTCGTTAGTAGTAGAAGTGCCTTCTAGTTTTATTTCTGTCCTATGTACAAATTTAGAGAGATATCTTCTTAATTCTTCGGTCTCTTCAAAAGATAAACCTGTGGAATTTCTCCCAGAATATAGTTCTAATATTATATTATCTTGGGCATCTGTCAGAAAAACCGATTTTTCATAGCTGTTTAAGCCTGGGGCCATGTCTGACATGATATTATTATAATAAATATCAAATTTTGTAGATGCCTCTAATAATAGGTCGTCTGTAGATGCCATAAATTATTTTACTGTGTTTTAGCCTCAATTGAAAGTTTGAGTTCTTGATTCTTAGGTAAATTTAAGAACTTTGCAGCTACTTGTAGAGTAGGCTCCTCATTATTATTACATAGAGGAATCATTCCATCCCTCATATAATAATAGTCTCCCCTTCTTACCACTATACCATTTTCTACTGCCTTCTTAAGAAGAACTTTAGTAGTTAATAGAGGATCTTTAATAGTCTTTAAGAATAGTGCACTATTACCTTCAATCAATCTATCTATCTTATTCTGCAAGAATTCAAGTTTTACAGAAGGAGCAGTAGGTCTACCGTCTAGAGTTTCAACAATCATTCTCAGAATGTCAATATTATCCTCAACTTTACCATACTCCTTATAAGACTCCATCTTAGCATTAAGTCTGGATTTATTAATCTTGGTATCCTCTCCCTCAGAAGTGATTACAAATTGATAAGTAGCTTTTGGATGGTCTATCAAATCTTGCATAGACGCTGCTATATAATCTTTATTGGCTAGTAATACTTTATATTTAATGTAATCATCTGGACTGGATAAATCCAAGTAGTTATCTTGCTTACGCAGTCTGACTTGGAAATTATCCCAGAAATTGTCTACTTTTTTATAGATTGAAAGAGCATTATATTCTAGTCCCATAACTTCTTCTAGAAATGCCTTTTCTTTATCAGTAAGTACATTTACATATACACCAGAAGAAAGAATTGGTACGGTAAATACTTTTACTGCATTTTCATGCATACCTCCTGACATTATATGCCCTGGAGTTGTCACCATTCCAGATTCTTTAGGAACATGTTTAACACAAATTCTTTCATTTCTTAAGCAGCTTTCTATTATAGTATCGGAATCTTCCGATGTATCAACTGCCTTCTTTTTCTTTTTGGGTTTACTAGCTGCAGTGTTCGGAACCTCTGTTAAGGTCTCTTCTATACTAGTATCTAACTCAAACGCATCATCTTGAAATTTCTCTTCCATATTTATCTCCTATTTATAAACTAGAGAGAGGATTTCCCTCTCCCTAGTTTAAATTATTAACCCTGCAGGACAGCAGGAATAATAGACATCGTTCTAGTAGGGTCAAGAACACAGATACCTAATGTAGCCATTCTGTGGAATGTAGCGGAATCCTCGTCATAAGACATGTAAGGATTGCCCATCTGACCAGTGAACGGATTTCTCAATCCCCACTGATAACCTCTGAATTCGTTATTACCCTTGATTGTGCACTTGAAGATGTTAGGTTGATCCATTGTACCCATGTACAGGATATCATATCTATAAGAATAAGCAACACCACCATCTGGATGGAGAATCTTATTTCTTACTGGATCATCATAGTAAGGATCAACATCGACCTTTACTCTAACACCATTAGGAGCCTTATACTCTACAAACTGGAAGCCAGCTGTAAGAGCATTGGTATGAAGATTGGATTGAGTCTTCTCAACAATACCGAGGGCATCACCATTAAGTGTGAACTGTGTCCAACCAGAAACAGTTTGAAGAATGGCTTTGTGGAACTGAATAGCTCCTCTTTCACCAGTCTTAATAACGAAATATCTGTCGCCAAAGTCTAGCTTAGAAGCAGAAAGCTCATAAAGAGCATCCTCAATAAGCTTAAGGGAGAACTTGTTGTAGTAAATCGTGTTAGCTACCTCCATTTGTTCGAAGAGGCCAGCACCAGTCTTAATGACACCACCAGACTTACCAAAGTTCATATACTCACCATTAGCATTTCTATTGGAGGTACCAAAAGCTAGAACATTGTTTTTAGCCTCAGAGAATTGGCACTCTAGTTCATAGTCAACATAGTGCATCCACATATTTGCAGTATCCTTAACTTGCTTACCAGAAGGATCTCTCTTAACCATAGGAATACCTATAGCAAGCTTCTTGTTAAGCATATTACCAGGAACCTTATGTTGAATTCTAATTGTAGACCACTCATTTCTCATCGAAACAGGCGAGGTGAATCTAATGTCACCAACCTTTCTGCTGAGTTCTTTTTCAACTGGGGCAAAATCTACAGAGAATCTCTCACCTGCAAGAAGTCTTTCAGCAGGAATACCCTTAGTATTGCCACCCATAAGCTCTACTTTATAAACGGCATTTGTGCCTTCCATCTTAGGGTCACCTAAGATTCTCATAGGGTAGACTTGGTTTAGATTACCAACAATGACTTCACCATCAGCAAACCAATCCTCACCAAATACTAGATAGAATGGAGCGGTATTAACACCGACATTACCCGCATAAGAGTCATCTACAATTGTAAAGCTTTCATCTCTAGCTTCCACAAGAGGAATATTTCTTCTTGAAGAGCCAATAACATCCCAATAGTACTCATTGTCATCCTCAAATTCCTTAGTAGGGAATTGATTCAGGAAAGTATCTAGGGTCTTGCCTCTATGGAATGCTAAAAGTTGAACCATCAAATTGGTAGCTTTCTGAGGAGCAAGTTGGAAAATATTACCAAGGTGATTCTCCTTAGTTAAGCCTTTCCAGTGCTGAAAGCCTACCATTTGAAATTTACCTAGTTTTCCAGCCATAAAAAAATTTTTTGAAAAATTTAGTTAAATTTTAAATGTCAAGGGCCCAACCTTTTCCTATATAAGAGTTTGTATCCCCTTCAACCCCAGAAACAAATCTGAAACTACCATCAGAATTTCTTGAAGTATTATTGATTACATTCTCTAATTCACTAAGACCCTTTTTCACTTTTTGTTTTACTTTGCTATTAATTAGACTTTCTAAGTCTTTAAATCCATTTGTAAGTGTGTACAGGATGCCGACATTTTTTATAAAGTCCAACTTATTATCTATCTGGTACTTCTG